AGCACCGGTCAGGTCTCGCTCAACGTGTTGATGACATATGTGGAGTCGCAAAATGAGCCGAAGAAATCAGCATCCCGGTAAGGCACTGGAAGCCCCACCCTTTAGGGTGGGGAGCCCTTCATTCACTCGTGCACCCTCCCGGCTACCTACTTAAAAAAATTATAGGGTGGAAAGGGTATCCTCCAGAAGGTCCGATAAATCGAATTGAGAGAACCCTTTCGCCCGGGACATGGCAAGAACATCCGCCCGAATCGGGACCGGGTAGTATCCCACCTTGAGGGCAGGCTTTTTCTTCCTCCGGACATAGGATTTTACGGTTTGCCAGCACCGATGCCCGCCGTTATGGTCTGCATACAGGTTCCCAAGGTCCACCGCAATTGCGCCCCAACTCTTCTTATAGGCCCAATTCCAGATGTATTCCTTTTCACCATCGGAGAGGGGAACGCCGGATCCCATTATGCTGCCTCCTTGATGGTGAACGGGATCGGGGTGTTGTCCTGAATCAGATAAAACCCGGGGACCGTTTCCGGGTGGGTGGTGGTTTCCCGCAGATAATCCAGGGCATTCTTATCGAACAGCCCGCCACCGTCCAGAAGGTGATATTTCCCGCTCCGGTCCCTCCCCTGGGCAAACTGGTGACCATGCCCGCAATAGATATGGGTTCCATGCACCGCCGCCAGATCACGGGCAACGGATAACGGGGTTTGCCGGTAAGTCTTGGGATGGCATAATAACCATTTTTCCCCGTTCTGGCAGAGGGTGATATTATCATCCAGGGTGAGCCGGTATCCTTCAGTAACCCGGGACATATCATAGAGCTGCTGGATGGTGGTCTTCCCTCCCAAGATATCCAACCATCTCTTTTCATGGTTCCCCCGGGAGATATCGATCTCATCAAAGATACTGGTCAGGTGGCGTAACATCCCCCCCACTTCGGAACATTCATCCGCAAAGTTCCCGGTATTGGTCAGCCGGGTGAACTTTGAGAAATTATCGCAGTCCCAGAAATCCCCGATAACCGCCAGGGTTCGCACCCCATACTCCCGGGCAACGGTTCCAAGGAGGTCAACCAGATCCCAATTCACAAAAGGGATATGCCAATCAGAGGTGACCAAGACATTATTATCCTTTATCGTGATTGGGTTGCGCTGCTCATCTATTATCCGGGCATACTTCCCTTTACGGGAGGGATCCGCCCGCATCTGCCGGACCCGTTCCCTCACCTGTTCCCGGTGGGATTGTTCCCATAACCTTGCCCGGGCTATAACCTTTGCCCGGTTCTCTGGCTTGGCATCATATTTCCTGCCTGCGGCTCGTTTCCGTTCCTGTTTTTCATTATCCCCCCGGATAACATTGGACAGTTCAAACCTCCCTCAAAACTTAATAGTGGTCCCCGATGATCCGTCAGATGTCCAGGTGATATTATACCTGCTCGGTTGATAGTTTGCGCAAGTGTGCCGGTATGAACACCAATCACATTTCCGTTTATAGCAGGGTGGTTCAGTTAATCCATACTCCGGCCCATAATATACCGTGCTCGCGGTTGAGGCGGTCCCTGCCGGGCAACCTGATACCGTGCTGCTTTCCTGGTGGTTACACATTTATACCCGCTCCTCTGCTTTCCATTCCTGTTCCTTTTCTCCCCGATACAGCCAGCCAACGATAACCCCAATTGCCAGCATACAGATTTCCATTATCATGGTTTTTTTCACCGTCCGTTTATCCTGTTCTTACATCCATGCAATGGCGGCGTATAACACCGCAAACCCTCCAAGGTTCACCCATGCGGTGCTGTTTGCCAATGCTCCGAATATCATTGCCCCGATAGCAACGGAAAAAATGATTAATTGATACCAGATCATGCCTCAACCCTCCTCCCTTCATCAAGGTATTCGAAAATCACGTATCGGTTATACAGGAGGGACCATGCCGCCATATCACCGGGATAATACCCATACCCGACACTTCCAAGCCATGAATTAAAGCCAAGGATGTTCCCGGTAAAGTTATCCAGTTTCGGGGTCAGTTCCACATTATGCCCGCATTCGTGTTCGATGATCTCTGTTAATCTCATCTCTGGGCAGGTGGAGGCATTTACAAGGATAACCACCCGCCCATCTGGTGGCGTGGTCCATCCCCGGGCAATGAGTTTATCCCATTCGGTATTCTGGTATCGGGTAATGTCACAGATTATAATGAGGTAGGTTTCCCCTCCCACCGGGAAGGGGGTATCGGGATAATCAGCCCGCCCGGAAGGACCATACCGGGACGTATCCGGAGGAACTATGATAAACCCAAATTCGTTGGGGACCATGAGCAGGGCATTTTCCACATAGGTTTCATTAATGCCGTCAATAATCATCACCTCATATACCTGATCGTGTAGGGTGGGATCCCCCGATACGGTCTTATCGGTGACATTATAGGTAGTCCCGGGTTGTGAACCTATGAGCAGGCTATACCCGGCAATCATCGCAAGGATACACAGGACCACCACTAAAAACAGGGCGATCCATTTGAGTATTGATTTTATCATTACGAAAACACCTCTGGAAACATCTCTTCCAAATCATCGGCGTATGCCCCATCATACAGCCCCGGGATTACCGGAGCAACGGAGCATCTGCAGTTTGGGTGGAACGGAGGCCAACCCATATCCCCAAACCCGGGACCGTCCACCTCTGTTATCTCCCCATATAGGGGCTCGCAATCATCGCACACCCGATCATCCTGGGATGTAATGAGTTCACACAGTTGCACCCTTTGCTCATCAAACCGTTGCCGGGTGCTTTCGGTGATCGCCGTCATCACTTCGGTTCTTACAATCGTTTCCGCCCGGTTCCATCCGTCATTAAGGATAGCATCCACCGCATCCGCAATCTCATAGGTCCCCTTCCCTTCCTGCATCCCGGTGGTTATAGCTTGGACAATCTGGTTACTGGTGGCATCGGTGATACCTTGCAGGGATGAGAGGTCCATTGCGGTTAAGGTATCAATCAGGGCTTGGGTGGGGGGTCCGATAGTGAAAAGGGAACCGGATGCAGCTTCGGGGAGGTATTCCACCCGGATTAATTGTTCGGTGGCATAGGCGTTCCCCTGTTTCACCGCCTGTTCAATCATGGTCCCGGTGATCTCCGTGCCATCCTCAAGGAACGAATCTCCAAGCATCGGGAGGTTCCGCATGATTTCAGGGAGGGAGATCCCCGGGGTGGACCCTATGATATTGGTCCGTTCCCCTTCCTTGATAATCAGGGCAAGAACCTTTTTCCGATACTTCCCCCATGCTTTTTTGAGAAGGGGGATGGTTTCCTCCTCAATCCATTTCGATTGGGTAGGATCCCGCCTGATATCCGGGGACGGCCTCCATCCTGCCCGCTTATCTTTGGTCACTGGCCCCCTTCCTCCACCTTGAGGTTGAGAAGTTTCCGCATGGTGGACCGGAAATCCTTTTTCTCCACTATGGTATAGGGGTCCAGCCGGTTTGCCGTTATGACCTTGGCTTTTTCAATGTTCTCCTGGGTGGGGGTCATGGTCCCCGGGGTAGCCTGCTGGATATCCAGCACGGCCCGTTCTGTTTTCAGTTCCTCCCATGCTTCGGGGTCCATCGGGCCAAGTTCCGCACCGTATTCCCGTAACTCGTTGGGGGACATGATACCGGCTTTCAGGCCAAACTCTGCCTGTTTCAGCCATATCTCGGATTTATCCACACTTGGGGACGGAATATCTATGCTGATGGTGTATCCTTCATAGCCGTTGGCCTCAAGATAGGGATCCAGCATACGGGTGAACGCCTGGGAGATCCATGCCTGTTGCCCCCGGAGGTATGCAAGGAACAGTTCATATTCGGGACAGGATGAACCGCCGATCAGGGTTCCGTCCTTGCTGATACTGGATGCAGGGGAGAAGTAATCCACCACCACCGCATTCAGGGCATTAATGGTTTCAATTGCCGTGCTGTTCTCGGAGAATTGAAGCGGGATCACCTCCATGTTTTCACGGAGGGGCCATGCGGTATTCTTCCCCCAATTCTTGAGGAAGGTTTGCCCGTATGCTAAATCGTCTTCGGTGGGGGTGGTCAGTCGCATTAAGACAATCGGAGCCCCTTCCCGGTTCACCTTCTGCATTTGAGATTGCCATGAGAAATTCAACATCTCAAATATTGGGACCAAGGGAGTGATGATCGGTTCTCCTGCCAGCCCCTCACTAACAGGATCCTTAATCATGGTGATCCCGTCAAGCTGGGTAAGCCCCCCGGTATCATCGGTTTGCCAATACTCCACCGTCTTGGTTTCCAGGTTATAGGAGATCCCCGGGAGGATATCCGAATAACGATAGGTGGAGGTTGGGGCAGAGGTCCGGAATGAATGGGGGGGCAACCTCCGGAGTTTCACCATCTGGTATTCATTATCCACCCATTGCCAGACGGGGTTAAACAAAGACGGCCCCCAGAAGAAGAAATCATAATAGGATTTCTGCATACGGGACCAGAGATCCACGTCTGGGGCATCGGTCATCTTGGTTAATGAGGTGACCAACTGTTCGGAGGTTTCATCCTGCTCCCCGTCCTCATTGGTGGCGGTGATGGTGTATTTCTCTTGGAAAATAAGGTTCCGTTGTTTATGTGCCACCCCGGCGGCATATACGTTCTTGGTGAGGTGGAACAGTTTATCAGCATCAATCGTTGGGTTCTGAAAATACGGGGTGTTCCCCAGAGAGGTGATATAAACGGTCCCCTGCTCTTTGGTGTCAGAAGCCCTTACCTTGGTCTTGGTATCCTTCGCCATTATACGCAATCATAATCTGAATCCCCCCGGACCCATACCCGGGCTTCCTATACCCGGAATTGGTTGCGTGGTCAATTGTTCAATCCCAACTTTTGCCCATCCCTGGGGGATACCTGGGGCGGCATACCGGAGAGCATCTAAAAGATGATACTTTTCCTTATCTTTGATCTTCTCGGAGGGGGTTCCATACGTGTCCAACATCCTTGAATATTCAATCATCTGTGCTATGGTCTTGGGGCAGGAGGAGAATACCCGGAACTTCCCGCCACGGAGCAGGGCGATCACTTTATCAATCCCGCTTTCCACATCGGCAATGAGCGGTTCCTTCACGGCAATCCCTTCCTTTCCCCAATCCATCCGGAATTGTTTCTCGGATGGTGCGCCTCCAAACCAATACTTGAGGGGGAACCGCAACCCGGTTTCTTTTGCCCTTCTTACATGCTCGGCGGTGGTGGTGTTCCCCTCAAGGGATTCTTTCCAGAGGAAGATATCCCGGGAATCGGGGTTGATTGCCAGCCAGATTAAAGCGGTGTTTACTGCCCCGGGGTCAATCCCAATCACCTGGGGCCAATTGTCAGGGATAAAGAAGGGTTTGATAACATGAACGGATTCATCAAAATCACCGTATATGGCCCCGGCGGGACGGTCAAAGATGCCCCGATACTGCATATTGAATTTCCAGGCGGGCATGGTCCTCTGTGCTTCGGCATATTCTTCCAGGGGGAATGCCGGGTTCATGGTGGAATCAAACTGAATCACCGATATGTCGGTTGCTCCCTGGGACCACGGGACGTATATCTCACTCCGTAACCATCCGAAGTTATACAGGGTAGTGGTCCCGAATACCCGGCCCCGGTGGATACGAAGACGACGTTTCACGGATTCCCATGCAGCCAGGGAAAATTCATCCATCCCGCATTCATCAAGCCATGCCCCTTTTGCGGTGGCTGCCTCTAACCTCCCCACTCCCACCGTCCCGGCCCCGGTCTTGGCAGAACGAAGGATAATCCTGCCCCACATATCGTCTTTGGAGGTTTCAGCCCAGAAATTCCCGGTATCCGGATCACGGAGTTCTATTACCTTGGGGCCGGGATGGAATCTCCCCATGGCCTGATAATCGCAGAAATACCGGGTGAGTTCGGGAAGCATCTTCATATTGAACAGATCATACGTGGCAGTAACTGCCAGGTAATCCCCGGCCCCTTTCCCGGGTATCTGTTTCCCGGTCCTCTCATCCGCATACCCGTATATCTCCCGGTCAAGCCATACCGGGCCAATGGTGGTTTTCCCTGACTGACTGCCGGATAAAACAAAGGTGTATCGTGCGGGGGACGTAATTGCCTGGGATTGTCCCCGGTGGACCGCAAGGTATCCTTTTCCGGCATTATCGAACCGGATTACTCCCATCTGGTCCCAACATTCCCGGGGGAGGAGGTCTAATCGAACCCCGCATTCCCGCTGGCGTTGGTGGTATAGGGTGGCTGTCAATGTTTAAATCTCAAAAATTTGCCGATCAATCTTTTAATCGGGCTTCATCCTGGGGTTCGTTTGGTTCGTCCCCGGCGGTATCCGGCGGTATGGTATC